GGAAATGGAAAAGGAGATAAAAGATGAAAAAGTGTAAGTTTCTTCAAAAGCAAAAAAACAAATGCTTAATTTTGAAAATATAAAAATTTATAAGCAATTAGAAATAAAAAGCGAGGTAGTTTATGAATATGCAAGAAATAATAGAACAATTAAAATTAATTCAAGCAGGACTAACACAAGATGACAACAACAAGTCAAAAAGAAGATTAGATTTAGTTATTGAAGAATTAAAAAAACCAATAAGTCTAGCTGACTTTTTAGGTTGGGAAGAAGATAAAGTGTATATTTTTGATAATTATAAATTAAAAATTTCAAATGGGTCTGTTCTGTATTTTAGTAAGTTTTCTTCAAAATGGGAAATACATATTCCCAAAAGTATTATTGATTTAAGAAAAGCAATTTTAGAGGTGCAAGAATAATGAATATAGATAATTTAATTAAAGAATTACAACAAATAAATGTCAATGAATTAACATATAGTCAGTTGATAGATTTAGCAGAAAACACAGAAAAATTGAAAGAAAGAATAAAAGTTGTATTTGTTGCAAAATGTCTTGCATACGGAGAGAAATTTTTTGAAAACGAAAACGAGGAGAAAAACAATGAATAATTTAAAATTTAGGGCTTATTTTGAACAATATGAGAGAATGATAGATAACATTGGAATTATAAATCAAAATATGATTTTAGTTGATTTTACTAATAGCGGAGAACTAGAACCTATATTTATCACAGATAAAATTCATGTTATGCAATCAACAGGACTGTTTGATAAAAACGGAGTAGAAATTTTTGAGGGAGATATTGTACAGGGAGTATTTTCAGAAAATCACGAAGTGGTTTGGCGAAAAGAAGAAGGCTGTTGGGTTATACAAACATTAGGAACGATTGGACTAGCAGAGTTGGCAAAATATAATAAAATGTTTGAAGTAATTGGCAACGTATACGAGGATAAGGAGTTGTTAGAAAATGAGTAACGTAGAACATCCAAAGCATTATCAATTAAGCATTGATTTAGAGGTGCTTGATATTATAAAAATAATTATGACAGACGGACATTTGAATGCTTATCAAGGGTTCGTTATAGGAAATGTTATTAAATATTTATTTAGAGCAGATAAAAAGAACGGACTAGAAGATTACAAAAAAGCACTTTATTATTTGCAAAATTTCAAGTCGAATGTAGAACCGTTGTATTATTTTAGTGAAGCTACAAAAATTGTATTGTCAAAGGTTGTTGAAAATTTTGATAATTTAACATTAAGAGATATTATAAAAAATGTTGTAAGACTAAATTTTAAAAAAGCAGAAGAATTATTAAAAAAATACATCGAAGAACAGGAGAAACAAAATGAAATATAAATGCGATTATACACTACAAAAAGGACACGATACAGATAGTGGATACGATTTAAAGACAAAGTATGCTTTTAAGCTATTGCCTAATCAAACAAAACTGATACCTACTAGCCTATATCTTGAATTAGACAAAAATATTGAAGCACAAGTCAGGCCTAAAAGCTCAATTAGTGCAAAAGGAATTTTAGTCCACTTTGGAACTGTTGACAGCGACTATCGAGGAGAAGTGCAAGTCGTAATGCAAAATCTTAACAATTATGGAGTTGAATTTGAAGCAGGACAGAAGATAGCTCAAATAGTATTCAATGAAAAAACAGAGGTAGTTTTGGAGCAAACGGACAACATCAATAATGATACTGATAGAGGTATAGGCGGTTTTGGTAGTACAGGAGCATTTTAGCTATGAGTAAAAAAGCAAGTCAACAATTTTACAAAACTATTGAACGTTTTAAGCAATATAAAATCATTGAATGTAAAATTATAAACAAAAAAAATGATTTATTGAGAAATGAAAATCAAATAGAATATTCTGGCATTAGTACTGATCCATTTAAAACACAAAACGGAGACTGTTCAATAATGGAAAACAAATTGGCTAGTTACATTGACAGAAAAGAAAAATTGCAAAAAGAAATTAATTTGTTAGAAAAAGAATTTGACATTTTAAAAAAAGCTTATGATACTTTAACCACAAATGAAAAAATTGTAATTGAAGAGAATTTGTTTAAAGCAAATAGTCTTAACTGGATATCAGCAAATATTTTATATTATTCAGAACCGCAACTTAAAAGAATAAAAAAAGCTGCAATGGATAAAATTTACAATTGTTTAACATAATTTACAAATGATACTTTTTTGATACTTTTTTGATACTAAAAACACGATAAAAGGTGTTATAATGTTATTGTAAAAGTTTTTAAAAATTCATTTGAAAATCTCCATTTAATTTATATTTTAAACAATTTTGCACATCAACAAACAAACGGCAATGCGGAATGGCATTGCTTTTTGTTTACAAAAATTTACAAAGAAAGGAAAAATAATCAATTTATGAAAATAGAAAAAATGAATATTGAAAAAATAATTCCTTATGAAAACAATGCGAAAATTCATACAAAGGAACAAATTGAACAAATTAAAAATTCTATTCTTCAATTTGGCAATAATGACCCGATAGCTATTGACGAAAATAACACAATTATTGAAGGACACGGCAGATATTTTGCTTTAAAAGAGTTAGGATATAATGATGTTGATGTTATTAAATTGACTCATTTAGACGAAGAAAAGAAAAGAGCTTATATTTTAGTTCATAATAAACTAACTATGAATACTGACTTTGATTTTAATTTGTTACAAGAAGAATTAGATTGTTTAAATATTGATATGTCGCAGTTTGGATTTGATATAGATTTTGATATAGAGAAACAAACTATATATGATAAGATAAAAAATAATCCTATTAATTCTAATCTTTTTGATACATTTATCGTTCCGCCTTTTTCAGTATTTGATACCAGAAGTAAATTGTGGATAGATAGAAAAAATGAGTGGTTAAGTTTAGGGATAAAATCCGAATTAGGGCGAGGAGATAAGTTACTGTTTTGTGATAGTTTAAAAAATGATTCCTTACCTCAGACAAGCATTTTTAATCCAGTTATTTGCGAAGTTTGCTATAATTGGTTTGGTGTAGATAATTCTATTATATTAGATCCTTTTGCTGGTGGCAGTGTTAGAGGAATTGTTGCTGAAAAATTAGGAAATAGCTATATAGGAATTGATTTGCGAGAAGAACAAATAGAAGCTAATAAACTTAATGCAAAAGAATGTAATTGTGATCTAAATAAAATTAATTGGATAGTTGATAATTCACAAAATGTTGATAAGTATGTAGAAAATGAGAGTGTTGATTTGATATTTACTTGCCCACCTTATTTTGATTTAGAAGTATATAGCGACGATAAAGACGATATTTCAAATATGGATTTTGAAGATTTTAAAAATGTATATACTGATATTTTAAAAAAATGTGCTGATAAGTTGAAAAATAATAGATTTGCAATAGTTGTAATATCAGATGTAAGAGATAAAAAAGGTGGATATAGAGATTTAACTGGTATAACAAAAGATGCTTTTAAAAGTAAAGGATTTTGCTTTTACAATGATATAATTCTTTTAAATGTTGTAGGAAGTGCATCTTTAAGAGCTAGAAAAGCTATGGTTAATAGAAAAACTACTAGAATTCATCAAAATATTCTTGTATTTTACAAAGGCGATACAAAAGAAATACAAAATAATTTTAAAGTTTTAGAAAATATAGATTATTCTTTAGAAGAATTTTAAAAAAACTATCGACATTTATTTTGAAAAATGGTAGAATCTATTCATAATACGACAAAGGAGTGATATTATGAGTAATATAGAATATATAGAAACAGTAAGACTTGATTATAGATTAGGAAATATAACAGAAAAACAAGCGAAGGAAAAGTTAAAGAATTTTATAAAAGAATTTAATGAAAAGTCGATAGAAAAAGCTAAAAAATATAATGTTAAGCCTAAAAAATTTAATTTTAAAAGTTTTATGAGATAAAGACGAAAAACAATCGTCTTTTTTTATTTGCGAAAAGGAAGTGAGGCGATTGGCTAATGATGAAAATATAAGAAAATATAGTTTTGATAAACTCACGGCAGAAAAACAGCGAGAGCTTGCAGTCAAAGGTGGCAAAGCAAGTGGGGCTGCAAAGCGAAAAAAAGCCGATTTAAAGAAAGCAATGGAGCTTTTGCTATCATTAGACGTTAACGACCCTAAAATTAAAAAACAACTTGAAAATTTAGGAATGACAGGCGATAATCAAAGTTTAGTTGCTTTTAGTGTTTTTCAACAAGCAGTAAAAGGAAATCAAAAAGCCGTTGAAAATATGTTGAAGTTGACTAATGCAAAAGATAAGCACGACATAGCAGAACAAAAAGAAAGAATAAAAGCTTTAAGACTTGAAAATCAAAAACGAGAACAAGAAGAAGAACAAACAACAGAACAAAAACTGGACAGCTATTTTGAAAAATTACAAGAGGTAATCAAAAATGAGCCTTAATGATCTATATACAAAAAAACAAATTGAAGTTTTAAAAGAAACACAAAAAAGCGACTGGTTTATGCTTATTAATCACGGAGCAAAACGTTCTGGAAAAACTATTTTAAATAATGATTTATTTTTAATGGAACTAATGCGAGTAAGAAAAATTGCTGATACATTAGGAATTGCAACACCTATGTATATTCTTGCTGGTGTATCAAGTAAAACAATTCAAAACAACAT